AAAGGCGATCAGGTAAAGGTTGTGCGTTACGGTGATCCCAAGATGAGCATAAAGAAAGATCAGCCCAAGAATCGGGCAAGTTTTCGCGCTCGCCACAACTGCGATGCGGTTCAGAAGAAGAAAGACGTTTTCACAGCGGCCTATTGGTCGTGCAGGAATTGGTGATATTTAATGGCAACATTCAAAGACATGATGTATCGGCCTCCCTCAGATTTAGCGATGTCACAATCTGAATACGGCAGCTCAACATCTCCGTATGACTCATTAGACGATTACTTAATGCAACGACCTGTTTTTGATCGCGGCCCAAGGGCTGCGCCAAAATCTTCAACAATGTCTGTCCTTAGATCTATCCAACCAAGCCAAGAAGACATGATGGCAAGCCAGTACGAAAAGATTATGGCGGAAAACAAAGCTGTCGATGACGCAAGCAGGTTAGCTAGAGAAGCAGAAATAGAACAGCTTAGGGCGCTCCTACAAGAAGAGCTGTCTTCTTCGGAAAACTCTGCCCTATCTCAAAGATCAGAAATCACAAGGGCTTTGGAAGGCAAAATTCAAGAGCTTATGTCTGGCGTTGACGCAGAAACTGGCGAGCTACGCCAGTCTGGTTTGGAGGAAAGAAGCAACCTATTAGAACAGATTACTGCGCTGCAAGATCAAATTAAAGCCTTAGAGGGCGCTGGCTTGATGCAATCCGACTTAGACCAAGCGATTGCTGGTCAGGGTCAAACCATAGCTGACTTGCAAGCATCTCAGCTAACCGCAGATATGGTTACGCAACAAAGGCAAGCGGCACTTGACCCAATACAAGCTCAAATTGATGCTCTGAAAAGTAGTATGCCCACTCAACAAAATATTGACGTTGATGCTTTACGCAAACAAATTACAGATGAGGTTCTGGCTGGAATGCCTAAGCCTGCGCCAGCGGCAACAGCACCCGCACCCGCTCAATCGACATCGCCTTCACCTGCAAGGGCCAACATTTCTGTAGAGCCAGAAGCGGCTCAGTTTGACCCATATGCTGGTGTGAATTTTGATCCGGGCATTGGTCAAGAAAGCGGCGGTCAACCCGTCAATATGTATGGAGGAATGTGATGGCAACGCCTAAAAACGTGGCAAACCCAAAGCTCTATGCCAAAGCAAAGGCTAAGGCTAAGGCTAAATTTGACGTATACCCTAGCGCATACGCTAACGGCTATATGGTTCAAGAATACAAACGCATGGGCGGCAAATACAAAGGCGCAACAGGCGGAGAAGTTACTTTGGACGAGAAAAAAAGCGATCTAAATAAAGATGGCAAGCTTAGCAGATATGAGCGCAAGCGTGGACAAGCCATAGCTCGCAACATGAATCTGGGCGGAACCGTAATGGTTCAAGGCCGTGGCTGCGGAGCAATCATGTCAAGCAAGCAAAAAAAGACGCGAGTCCCAGTTGCGTAAAAAGAAAAAAGGGTTAGACGATTGGTTTGGGCCAGAGAAATGGGTTGATATTTCAGCGCCCAAAGAGGGCGGTGGATTTGAGGCGTGTGGGCGTGACAGCGCAAAAGGGTCTAGTCGAGGCTATCCCAAGTGCGTACCCGCAGCAAAAGCTTCTAGTATGAGCAAAAAACAAATTGCTTCGGCAGTCAAAAGAAAGCGAGCTAAAAAACAAGGCGTTGGCGGGAAACCAACAAACGTCAAAACATTTGCAAGAGATGGCGGTGAGATTATGAAGATGAAGTCAAAAGGTGGAATGAAAGGCGGCATGATGAAGTCTAAAGGCATGGCAAAAGGCGGCATGATGAAGACCAAGGGCATGGCAAAAGGCGGAGCCATGAAGACTAAAGGTTATTCAAAAGGCGGAGTTGCTAAAAACAGAGCGCCATCATCAAACAACAGTGGTCTATATGGTCGCAGGTAGTGCCTTACCTTCAGAGTAATATCCCGCACTTCAAGTGCTGGGTTAGGAAGGAATACACGCATAACCATGAGCAGTACCACGGCGAGTTTATTCACGCTATGGCGATTGCTGTCACTACGATGCCTGCGCGTTGCTTATCGTTTCAGTTAATTTTTACGGGTGCTGAAACCTACGACGATGATGACATTCCAAACGTGCATGGCGGTGCAATGTGGGCAAGAATGCCTATTACTGCGCTGGTTGGCGATACACCGTTTGAAGAGTGGCCTGAGCCAATGCCTGTTTGGGCGGCTCAACCTTGGGACTGTAGCTCGCACACTCATGCGGTTTACGTCTTAGATAGAGCAACACCAACACCTTGGCTTGCGCTCATAGACGGTGAGATGTATCCAGCCAAGTATATGTTTACCGTAGACTACGCTGAAAACGAGATTGCAGATGACCCCGCACAGCACAAACAAAGCCATGTTCTGGAGCTTCTTGACGCTGGGAAGTGGACTGGAAATATCGTGGCATTGCCAAACAATCGGGTAAGAGTTACGCATCCTGCATGGTTTGAAACAGGCGAAGGTGCGCCAGATTTTAAACCGTCACAGCATATCCACTACTCAAAAAGTGATTTAGACTATACTCTTGACGTTAATCAGGTTTTTAACAACCTTTACGCAGGTGACAAAGATGGCGGTGAGCGGAAGTAAGGATTTTGAACTCGACGTAGCTGATTACGTTGAAGAAGCTTTTGAGCGTTGTGGCTTAGAGCTTCGCACGGGCTATGATCTAAAAACTGCAAATCGCTCGCTGAACCTTATGCTGAGCGAGTGGGCTAACCGTGGTTTAAACCAGTGGACAATTAATCAAAAGGTTCTGCCTATGGTTAAAGACACCACTTTGTACACGATTGATACCACAAATCCGACAGCAACAATTGACGTGCTTGACGCTTTCATTAGAGAAACGATTAGCGGCACATCTACTGACGTGCCTTTGAGTCGAATGTCTCGCAGTGAATACGCAAACCTTTCTACAAAGACAACAACTGGTAAGCCAAATCAATATTTTGTCGATAAGCAGATAAGCCCAACGGTAACAATTTGGCCTGCACCAGACCAAAACTCAAAGTACGACCTTTACTTAAACGTCTTGAGTCGTATGGATGACGCAGACGCTGGGGCAAACACCTTGCAGATCCCTTTTCGGTTTTACCCGTGTCTAGCTGCTGGTCTTGCGTACTATTTAGCTTTGAAAAGAGCGCCAGAAAAAATTCAAATTCTTAAAGGTTTGTATGAAGAAGAGTTTCAACGCGCACTTAGTCAAGATGAAGACAGAGTTTCGTTTAGAGTTGCCCCTGATCTTCGCGGATACAGCGTAACATAATGGCTTTTGCATCAAACCATAGGGCTTATGGGATCTGTGACATCACAGGGTTTCGTTATCGCCTCAAAGATATGAAGATGACATGGGACGGCTTTCTTGTTGGCCCTGACCAGTGGAGTCCAAAACACCCGCAACTTATGCCCAAGCCAACGCCTGTAGATCCAGAGGCTTTGCAGGTATCTAGGCCAGATCAAGCTGCTGACGGTAACGACAATAATTTTTTTAGTGTTTACACAAATACGGGTTTAGGCAAACTAGGCACAACTTTGGAAACATTTGAACTTTCGTGTAGTTTAGGGTCTGTGGAGGTAACCACGACATGAGTTTTACTCTTTCAACTTTGAAAACAGCCGTGCAAGATTATTTGCAGGTTTCAGAGACTACTTTTACAAGCCAACTGAATACGTTTATTCAAGAGTCTGAGAGCCGTATATTTAAATCTGTACAGCTACCAGAGCAGCGCAAGAACGTAACTGGCACCGCAACTTCTGGTAATAGGTTTTTGGAAACGCCAACTGATTTTTATGCACCGTTTTCGCTGGCAGTAATTGACAGTAGCAACAAGTACACTTATTTAGATTTTAAGCATCCATCTTTTTTGAAGGAGTACAGTCCGACATCGACAACGACTGGCAAACCAAAGTATTACTCTTTGTTTAATGAGTCGGCTTTTGAAATATCGCCCGTGCCTGATTTAAGTTATTCGGTTGAGCTACACTATCTGCATAAGCCTGCGTCATTAACCGCTGGGTCTGACAGCGGCACAACCTTACTTTCTACCGACCATCCTGACGCACTGCTGTATGGCACACTTGTCGAGGGCGCTATTTTCTTGAAAGAGACTCCTGACGTGATCGCTCAATTTGAGGCACGGTTTAAGGAAGCTATGGCTAGAATGAAGAATCTTAGTGAAGGCCGAAATACCCGTGATGAATTCAGATATGACTTGTTGCGTACAGGCGTGACCTAATTGAAAAAAATGGTTGAGTACCCCTACGCCTTAGACCCTAATAAAAGTTAGCCATGTCGGAAAAAGAAACTTTTAAGGTCGGCAACGTGATGGTTTCAACGACCAACAACAAAGGGCATGACCCAGAGTTTTGGGCTGAGCAGGTCACAAATAAGATTGTGTCTGTGTCTGCCAGCGCAGAACCTCATGTACGCCAACAAGCTTTGGCTTTCCGACAATACATTTATGACGTAATATTAGCTGGAACTAAGAGTGCAATCGCATCAGATCGCGTTACAATGCGTGGGGTGTTAAGCGCACAGGGCCATGAGGACATGGCAAATATTTTAAAGGAGCTTTGATATGGCTATCACCTCTGCGGTTTGCTCATCTTTCAAACAAGAAGTTCTTGTTGGCACTCACAATTTTACTGCGTCCTCTGGCAACAGTTTTAAGCTTGCATTGTATACTTCAAGCGCAACGCTTGGAGCAGATACGACTGCGTTTACGGCTTCGGGCCAAGCAAGTGGCACCAACTATAGTTCTGGCGGTAGTGCGTTAACGAATATTACTCCAGTATTGAGCGGCACCACCGCAGTATGCGACTTTTCCGACCTTACGTTTTCTAATGCAACAGTTACTGCAAGAGGCTGCATGATTTATAATAACACTAACTCTGACAAGGCCGTTTGCGTAATAGACTTTGGCAGTGACAAGAGTTCTACCGCTGGAGATTTTACGGTGGTTTTTCCGTCACCAACCGCCTCTGGCGCAATCATACGGCTGGCATAGATGTCTAATGACGCTATCCAAAGTAGAATTTCAGCCGGGAATTAACAAAGAAGAAACTGACTACGCCGCTTCTGGTGGCTGGGTTGACGGAAACTTAATAAGATTCAGAAAAGGCCGCGCAGAAAAAGTCGGTGGCTGGTACAAGCGTGGTGATAAAACCTTTCTTGGCATTGCTCGCGCACTGCATAGCTGGATTAGCCTTGCTGCAACCCGATACCTTGGGATTGGAACCACATTAAAATATTACATTGAAGATGGTGGCACTTACTACGACATCACGCCTATTCGCAAGACTTCTACCGACAGCATAACTTTTGCAGCCAGCAATGGATCTTCAACTGTAACCGTTACTGACTCTAGCCACGGCGCAGTAAATAACGATTTTGTAACGATTTCTGGCGCGGCTTCACTAGGCGGATTGATAACGGCTGATGTGTTGAACCAAGAGTATCAAATTGATTTAGTCCTAACTACAAACACTTACACAATTACTGCCAAAGACACTGCTGGAGCCACAGTAACTGCCAACAGCAGCGACTCAGGGAATGGCGGATCTGGTGTGGACGGTTCTTACCAGATCAACGTGGGCCTAGATACTTACGTTAAAGGCACAGGGTGGGGCGTTGGCGATTGGGGCAGTAGTACATTTGGTAGCGCGAGTTCAATCAGCTCAGTTAACCAATTAAGGTTGTGGACTCACGACAACTTTGGCGAAAACCTAATCATATGTCCTCGCGGTGCTAGTATATTTCGTTGGGTAGAAAATAACGGCACAAGTGTTCGTGCGGAATTGTTGTCTAGCATAAGCGGGGCAAATTTAGTCCCAACTGTTGGTTTGCAGGTTATAACATCAGAAACCGATAGGCATCTAATTGTGCTTGGAGCAGATCCAATTTCTAGCGGGTCGCGCACTGGCTTGATTGATCCTATGCTGGTTGCCTTTAGCAACTCAGAAGATGATCTTCAGTTTGAGCCTTTATCAACCAACAGTGCTGGATCTGTAAGGTTGTCTAGCGGTTCATTTATTGTTGGCGGCATTAAATCTCGACAAGAAATATTAATCTGGACTGATACCAGTTTGTACTCAATGAATTTTATTGGGCCACCGCTTACCTTTGCTTTGAACCTTGTTAACGAAGGTGCAGGTATGATTGGGCCTAAAGCCGCAACTAATGCGCCTAATGGTGTTTATTTTGCGAGCAAAACTGGGTTTTATTTCTACAACGGGTCAGTCCAAAAACTCCCATGCACAGTTCAAGAGTACGTCTTTGAAGACTTAGATCTTGGGCAGGCGTTTAAATGTCATATGGGCTTGAACTCTGAGTTTAGCGAGATGTGGTTTTTCTATCCAAGCCTTACAGACGGCACTGGCGAGATCAGCCGATACGTTATCTACAACTACGAAGAAAACCATTGGAGCATTGGCAGCTTGGTTCGATATTCGTGGATGGATGCTGGTATTGAGGATCAGCCTGTTGCGTCTGTAACAACCAGCTCTGGCAACTGTTTGTTTGATCACGAAAAGGGCTTTGATGATTATAACGACCCTATGTCAAACGTGTTTATCGAATCTGCTGACTTAGATGTTTCAGACGGCGAGAGCTTTGCTTTTGTTAAGCGAGTCATACCTGATGTGGCATTTGTAAAACAAACAGGCATTTCAAGCTCTCCAGCTATGAATTTTGTTTTAAAGCGTAGAGACTTTCCGGGTCAGTCATTGACCACAGACTCAACGACTCAGGTTACTGAAACCAGCACTTTTAATAGTTTGCGAAGTCGAGCTAGGCAAGTGGTTTTAAGGTTTGAGTCTGATGATGATAACGTGAGCGCCGACCAGCTAGGGTACAAATGGCGCGTTGGCTCTACCAGATTGGACTTGCAACAAAGCGGTAGGCGGTAAGTGAGCAGATTACTTGAGACACGCTTACCTTTAGCTGCTGGAGAAAAAATAGATTCTGGCACATTCAATAGGCTGGTAAGGGTGCTTGAATTAAACCTTGGGGCGGTAGATATAACCATATCTCCTCATTTTAACGCTGAAGAAATTAGCCAGCTACAATTTGCAACGGGTAGCATTATCTTTAATACTACCACTGAGATACATCAAGCTTTTGATGGCACCAGATTTAGAGACTTGTACAGCCATCAAACCTATCCAACAGGCGTGGGAATAACTTCATCCGTTGGGTCAGTAACCGTGAGTACACCGTAATGGATCAAATGCTTCAGAACAGAATTCAGAATCTTATAGGCGAAGAAATGCCCATGACGCAGCAGTATGCTGTTGGTGGTGGAGTTGATGCAGAGATACCTCCTGAGATGCTTGCTCAACTTATGGCGGCTGAGGGCGGTCAAGAGATGCCTCAAGAGATGATGTCTGGCGAGCAAAATGCTGAGCTAGGAATGGCTATAGAC